GACATAAACGTAAAGGAGGAGGTTCAAAACCTCATTCTTCCAGAGGTCGTATTGGAACAGCAACTATTAAAAAGAATGTAGATGCAGCAGCACGACGAGCTAACCAACGCTCAGAAAAGGCTAATAGGAATGATAATATTATTACTGAATTAGGTGGTTATTTGACCGGCAGCGGTCTCGCTAGTGGAGCTAGTCGTGCCGCAAACAAAATTCCTCGTCCTAAGAAAAAACCTGCATCTTCTAAAGTGCCAACTATAAGCGGACCAAAAGCAAAACCAGCTCGACGCCCTACTATGCAAGAACAACGTGATGCGGGTGCAAGTGTGATAGTTGATTACGAACAGCTTAATAAAATGTCTGAAGGCGGATTAATTGGTGGTCAGAAAAAATTAGATGCTAATAAAGATGGTAAGATTAGTGGTGCTGATTTTGAAATACTAGGTGCTAATAGAAAAAAATATGGTGGCAAGATAACCTACAAAATGACTGGTGGTCAGGTTGTAGATTCTAGCTATGATTAATCGGTCTAGCGTTAGACAACAAGTTACTAAAGCTTCTAGAAAACGTAAGTCTAAAACTAGCAAACGATTAAAAAAACGAAATGTAAAAAGGAGAAAATAAATGCCGGGACCGCATACACTAATTAAACGTCCTCATAATCTTGATGAGATCGTAGGTCGTCCTACTGGACAGGGCTATGGCGCTGCACGTAAAGGACCACAAGTTAAGGGACCGCCACAGGATGTTGTAGTTGATGAAGACTACGAACAAGGCAAAGCTTTTAAAGTAGAAGACTAATCATGTCTCGTACTTATGGAAAACTAAAACAAGAGGCGCTTTTAGGTCGATTACCTTATGGTAAAAAAGTTAAGGCAATTAAAAAAGACTTAATGAAGTCTAAAAAAATTCCAAAACCTAAAACACCTGATGATGATTTTGCTTCTTTAAAAGGAGCGCCTTCAATAAAAAAATCTAAACCTGTTATTAATCCATTTGTGCGAGGTGTTGGGCAAGCTAAAAAAGGTTTTGGAAAAGCTATATATTCTAGTAAATTAATTTAATGGTTACTAAAGAGTTTCTTGAAAGGTATAATAAGTCTGTAGAAAAAGGATACGATGACTATAGTCTTATTGACTTTTCAGGAACTAGACCAGATAAGAATGACTACGAAGACTTACAAGAGTATATCAACGATCTATGTAAATATATAAGAAACAAATTTAGGTACACATATGGCAGTAAAGCGAAAAAGAAAGCCTAGTAATATGAAAGGCATTACTATTGGTCGGGGCATGAAGCGTCCCACCAAGGCTGGTGCTGGCATGACTAAGAAGGGTGTAGCTAAATATCGCAAGCAGAACCCCGGTTCTAAACTAAAGACTGCCGTAACAGAAAGTAAACCAAGGACTAAAGCAAGGGCCGCAAGACGTAAATCATATTGTGCAAGATCGGCGGGACAAATGAAAAAGTTTCCAAAGGCTGCACGTAACCCTAACAGTCGGCTCCGACAAGCTCGTAGACGATGGAGATGCTAACAAATAAATGTCCTATTTAATTTCTAATATCCCACACTTTAAGTGTTGGGTGCGTAAAGAGTTTACTAGTAACCATGAAGAATATGAAGGAGAATATTTACATGCATTAGCATTTGCAGTAAATGCTATACCAGATAGATCGTTAAGTTTTCAGGTAGTATTTACTGGATGTGATGAAGAAGAGAATATACATGGTGGTGCAATGTGGGCTAGAATGCCAATAGCCGCTTTGGTTGCAGATACAGAGTTAGATGAGTGGCCGGAACTAATGCCAACACACTTTGCTCAACCGTGGGACTGTTCTTCCAGAAATCATGCTGTAGTTGTTCTTGATAGAGTATCTTCAAGTCCTTGGATATGTAAAATAAATGGAGAGTTCTACACAGGTCGTTATATGTTTACCATAGATTATACTGATAGCTATATTTCAGATGATCCTGCACAGCATAAACAATCACATGTATTAGAACTTATAGATGCAGATGAATTTACAGGTAACATTGTGGCGTTACCTAATAATAGAGTTAGAGTAACTAACCCTGCTTTGTGGGTTACAGGTGAGGGTGCGCCAGACTTTGCACCAAGTCAATATATACACTCAGCAGAAATAGATAATACTTATATGAACCCTAATATTACTTTTAACAACTTATATGCAGAGGAGATTGAAGATGAAGAGGACGAAGAGTAGGTCTAAAGGCGGTGTTGTTCGACGCCAACGTGGTGGCGGCATGAAGATGACCAAGTACAAGTCTAAAGGTGGTACTGTGCGTCGTCAACGTGGTGGTGGAATGAAAATGACTAAGTACAAGTCTAAAGGTGGTACTGTGCGTCGTCAGCGTGGCGGTGGTATGAAGATGACCAAATATCGCTCTCGTGGTGGCCGTGCAAGGTAATGCGTAAAAAACGTGATCCTAAAGTTGGTACAGGAAAAAAACCTAAAGGTTCTGGACGCAGACTTTATACTGATGAAAATCCAAAAGATACAGTTGGTATAAAGTTTGCTACTCCAGCAGATGCTAGGGCTACAGTAGCAAAGGTTAAACGTATAAATAAACCTTATGCCCGTAAGATACAGATACTAACTGTAGGAGAACAACGTGCCAAAGTTATGGGTAAAACTCAAGTAGCTTCTATATTTAAAAAAGGTAAAGAGGCTCTAAGAAAAACAAGAGGTACAAATGTCAAAATCAAAAAGTAAATCACCTACACCAAAGAATAAACCGTTATATGCAAGAGTAAAGGCAGAGGCTAAACGTAAGTTTAAAGTATATCCTAGCGCCTATGCCAATGCTTGGCTAGTTAAGACATACAAGAAGCGTGGTGGTACTTACGCATGAGCTTGAAAGAATGGTTTGGAAAAGGCCCAAAAGGAGATTGGGTGGACATTGGTGCGCCTAAAATTAAGGGCAAGTTCCAAGCCTGTGGACGTGCGTCTACAAAGTCAAGCAAAAGAAAATATCCAAAGTGTGTGCCACGGGCCACAGCTAATAAAATGACTGCTTCACAAAGAAAAAGCGCAGTGGCAAGAAAGCGATCAAAAGCTCAAGGTGTTGGTGGCAAACCTACTAACGTCAAAACATTTGCTAAAAAGAAAACAACTAGAAAAAGGGCTAAAGCATAATGGCAGTTTCAGGTACATATGACTTTAACCTTGATATAGACGAGGTTATACAAGAAGCTACGGAGATGATTGGGGGCGAAGATACTCTTGGTCATGAACCTGCTTCTGCACGTCGCTCTATCAACCTTATGCTTAAAGATTGGCAGAACAGAGGTGTGCTTCTCTGGAGTACTTCTGTTTCTAATGTAACTGTATCTGCAAGTGTAGCTAACTATTCTCTATCTTCTTCTACTGTAGATGCTCTAGAAGTTGTTATAAATAGAGATGATACAGATTTACAGCTTGAACGTATAACTCCTGAAGAGTATCTTCTTATACCTAATAAGACACAGAAGGGTCGTCCTAATCAATACTCTATTCGTAGAGGTCGTGATAACCCAGTGCTGTCTCTATGGCCCCTACCCGATAACTCTACAGACATTTTGAAGATAGAGCTTGTATCTGAACTTCAAGACGTGAACAAATCTGCTATACAAAATGCAGACTTGCCTAAAAGATTTTTGCCTTGCTTGACCTGCGGTCTTGCCTATTACATGGCAATGAAGCGTCCTCTTGTTCCTGAAAATAGGATCATGATGTTGAAGGCAAACTATGAAGAACTTCTTATGAGAGCTATGGAGGAAGATCGTGAAAGGGCTTCTATGTATCTTCGTCCTAGACTAAGGTATATATAGTGGCTAGTAATAAAAATGCTCTAGCTATGTGTGACATATGTGGGTTTGTATATCCACATAGAGTAATGCAAATGAATAGCTATGGGATGCTGGTATGCCCAGAAGACTTTGAAGGACAGTTCGATCTGAAGAACCACCCTCAGAATAAAGTACCTGATGTAAGAGATAATCCAGCTATTCTTAATCCTCGTCCAGATTTGGGCGGAAGAAACCTTGAATGGAGTCAAGCTTCTACTGCTTGGGGATCAACAGATAAACATTGGAATCTAGTATGACAGACTTAACGACACAACTAATATCAAATACATATAAGAAGATAATACTTGTTAGTTCCTCTGCAACTAACACTGGTGTTAATACTTCTCTTAAAGCTGTACAAACTGGTGATGGAGAAAACACTGCATTGAAGCTGGCAACGAATGCAGTGCAGATTACTGGTGCGCTGGGAGTAACTGGTAACGTATCTTTAGATTCAAATCTTCATGTAGATGATGCTGTATGCGCCAGTGCTTTCTATGGAGATGGTTCTAATCTATCAGGTGTAACAGCTACAATTGGTGGTAACATATCTGTTAGTAATGCTACAGTAGGTGGTAACTTACATGTTGCTGGAACTGCTACAGTTGCTGGTGCTACACATCTACAAAGCACCGTATCAGTTGGTGGGGCCGCACACTTTGGTTCTACAGCAACAGTAGCAGGAGCAGCACAGCTTCAAGGCACAGTAACGGCTGTAGGTGCTGCAACATTTAAGTCTACAGTTACAGTAGAAAATGCAGCTATACTTAAAAACAATGTGTCAGTTGGTGGTACATTTGCAGCGGCTGGTGCAGGAACATTTACTTCTAAGACAGATTTTAAAAATGATGTATCAGTCAGTGGTCGCCTAGATGTAGCAACGTCTGTTTGTGTAGGAGGCATTGCAAAGTTTAGAGACAATGTATCTGTAAGTGGAAACATAAATGTAGTGGGTAATGTAACTGCTGCTCAGTTTCATGGTGATGGTTCTAATCTTACAAACGTAGAAGCTGAACTTGGTATTACTACAAATATTTCTGTATCAGGATTTATACATGTTGGTGGTAGTGTATCTGTTAGTGGACCCTTCAATGTTGTAGGTGCAGCTACATTTCAGAGTGGTGTGTCTGTAAGTGGCAATGCTAATATCAATGGAACACTAACTGTAGCGGCTGCTACGTCTCTGGCATCTACACTTACAGTTGGTAGTATTGCAACATTTAAAGATGATGTAAGTGTAAGCGGTGATACAAGACTAGGTGGTACAGTTACCGTAGGTGGTGCAGTAAGTCTTGCTTCTAGCCTAAGTGTGGGTGGTGCAGCAAACTTCCTGAGTACTGTAACAATAACTGGTAACAATGTTCAGGCAGCTAATGCAAGAGTATGTGCAAGTGCCTACTATGGAGATGGCTCAAACCTTACTGGTATTAGTACATCAATAGAAGGTAACATATCTGTAAATAATGTTTTAGTTGGTGGGACACTTACAGTAGTTGGTGCCGCACAGCTTGGGTCTACAGTAACTGCTGTTGGTGCAGCTACTTTTAAAGACGCTGTATCAGTATCAGGTGGACTTACAATAGGTGGTGCAGTAGCTGTATCAGGTGGCTCTATTGATCTACGAACAAGTGCTTCTGATCCTGCATATATTAGATTTTACTGTGAGTCTGGTAATGCTCATTATGCTCAACTAAGATCACCACCTCACTCTTCTTTTAGTGGCAATCTAACTATTACACTACCAGTTAGCACAGCAACAATAGTTGGTACATCTACTACTGATACTCTTACTAATAAAACTTTTGGTGATGCAGTTAAGTTTGAGTCTACAGTAACTGTCAGTGGTGCAGTTAGCATTGGCGGTGCAGTAAGCATTGGTGGTGCTACAAATCTAGCAAGCACGGTTACTGTGGTGGGTGCTGGTACATTTAAAGATGATGTATCCGTATCAGGCAATGTAAACATAGGTGGCACAGTAACTATAGGTGGTGCTGTATCATTAGCATCTACATTGTCAGTAGGAGGTGCAGCACACTTTGGTTCAACAGTAACGGTGACTGGTGCAGCAATCTTTGAAGATGCAGTGTCAGTATCTGGTGCAGTAAATATAGCTGGTAACACTTCTATTGGTGGTACACTAATAACAACAGGTAAGGCAGAGTTTGAGGATGATGTATCTGTCTCTGGTAATACTGTGCTTGGAGGCACTGTAAGAGTTGTAGGGGCAACATCATTAGAAGGTGCGGTTGATCTTAATAGCACTCTTACTGTAGCTGGGGCAGTCAGCTTAAACTCTACACTTAGTGTTGGTGGTGCAACCAATCTTCTTAGTACAGTAACGGCTGCTGGTAATGCTGGCTTCCTTGGCACTGTGCGAGTATCTGGTAATACCTCACTAGAGGGGCAGCTACAACTAACTGAGTCAGCGGCTGCTGCTGTACATACTACAGCTATCAATGGTGTAACATCTGTATCTCTTAACTTTGGTATAGCACAGAACTTCTTTACCTCTGTTACTGCTGCACATACATTAGCAAGACCAACTAATGCAAGAGTAGGACAGGTTGGCAGCATTCTACTAATGCAGGATGGCGGCTCTGGTACACTATCTTATAATGCATGTTTTAACTTTATTGGTGGTACAGCGCCAACACTATCAACGGCTGATAATGCAGTGGATAGGTTAGACTATATTGTTGTATCTGTTTCTTCTGATGATACTGCTGAAAATATTCAAGCAGTAATGACTCAAGCTTATAGTTAGGATAAAGAGTAGTGGTGTTTAGTAACAACCTTCTTGCTGGTGCTGGTGGTCAGCCTACTGGTTATGAAATAGATCAGTCGATCCGGTTTAATGACGACGATGCAGCATATCTATATAGAGATGTAGCCTCTGCTCCTACTGATGGCAAAAAATTTACCTATTCTGTTTGGATAAAACGTGGCGCTATCACTGGTGGAACAAACACTGCTTTATTGAGTGGTGGGTCCGGCACTAGTGCAGGTCGTTGTGATTTTATGTTTACTGCTGGTGCTGCTACTGGCGACGGTTCTAATAACGACTCTTTGAAGTTTGATATTTACAGCGGAGGTTTTGATCAAACAAGATCAATAGCAAAACTACGTGATCCATCATCTTGGTATCATATCGTATTTGTTTTCGACGCTGCAAATGCAACCGCAAACGATACTATGATTATGTATCTAAACGGTGAGCGGCTAGAACTTGATAGCACTTCAGGCGTCCCAAATGTAGCGGCATTGATAAATGCAAATGGTCAAAGAACAAGGATTGGAGCAGATGCCAGCAACACGCCTGTAGAATTTGACGGCTACATGGCAGAGATTAATATGGTTGATGGTCAAGCACTAGCGCCAACTAACTTCGGCGAAACTAACTCTGATACCGGCCAATGGGTGCCGATAGAAT